TTCATTCATCGATTTCAGCGAGTCTAACCCATTCGGAGAACCAAACGACGCATAATTATGTTAAACGGATCGCACTATTACAATGGCACAATCAAGAAGATCGTATCGGTATTCGGTACGTTGTTCAACAACATCTATGTCGGCAAGAGTGTTTCCGGAAAGTTGATGAACATTCATAGAGTTCCTCTGGCATATGGTCCGAAGGAACATTTTTTGATGCGGATCAGAACCAATGAATCTCTTGAATATCCTACCGATATTGCGATCAAGCTTCCGCGTATGTCGTTCGAGATGACATCGATCGCATATGATTCGGCCTCAAAATTAAATAAACTTAATCATCAAAAGTTTGCGATCGACGGAGATACTGATCATACGACTAGAGTTTATCAGAGCGTTCCTTATATAATTGGAATGCAGTTGAGCATCATGGCTCGTTCTCAGGATGATGCGTTGCAGATCTTTGAACAGATTGTGCCGACATTCACTCCGGAATATACCATTACTGTCAAAGATCTAGAAGGTCCAGGAACATTAACCGATGTGCCGATCATCTTAAACGCTACTAATTTTGAGGATAACTATGATGGTGATTTTGCCTCTACTCGGCGTGTATTGATCTATACACTTGACTTTAACGTCAAAGTAAGATTCATCGGAGATACAACGGGCGGCGTTCGCCCAATCATTAAAATTGTGGATGCCAATACTCATGGAGATATGAATGTCGGTATCAGCGAGCCTATCGATAAGGTGAATGTACAACTCGGCGATTTAGAAAATGACACCCCAAATGACTATACAGTAGTTACTACGTTTGGATTTGATTGATTATGAAGAAGGACAAAGAAAGCATACTGGCGTCATTGTCACAGAACATTCCAGAGACGCAAAGCTCTGAATTGGCTGCTGGAATATCCGTAACGGACTATCAGACGAAAATTGATGCTGATACTGAGGAAGACTATGATTTCTCCCGGCAGCGTATCAAGAAGTTGATCGATACCTCAGACGAGGCGATATCTTCGATGTTGGCACTCGCTACGGATTCAGAACATCCGCGTGCATTTGAGGTCTTGTCGAATATGTTCAAGACAGCTGCAGATATGAATCAGCAACTCATGACGCTCCAGCGAGATCGTAAGAAGATGCACGAAACCGTTGCTAAAAAGAATATAAATCAATCTGTAAGTGGTACATCCACGACGAATAACGCAATCTTCGTTGGTACCACTACTGAGCTCCAGAAATTTCTGAGTGCCCAGAAAACGATTGATGTTGAAGATGAGTGAAGAACCACCAAAAAGTTATAACGGGAATCCATACGTGAAGAGTGATGGGGTTCAACAGAACTTCACTGCTCACGAGATTAAGGAATACCAGAGATGTATGAAGGATCCGGCATATTTTGCCCGGACATATATCAAGGTGATCAACCTCAACAAAGGTCTGGTGCCTTTCGATCTGTATCCTTATCAGGAAGAGATGTTCTCTCACTTCAATGATCATCGATTCTCGATCGTCTTGGCATGTCGACAGTCTGGCAAATCTATCTCTTCGATCGTCTATCTTCTTTGGTATGCGATATTCCATTCGGAAAAGGTCATTGCTATCCTGGCCAACAAAGGAGCCACCGCCCGAGAGATGTTATCTCGTATCGCACTGGCTATTGAGAACCTCCCATTCTTCCTGCAGCCAGGATGCAAGGTATTCAACAAAGGAACAATCGTCTTCTCGAACAATTCCAAGATCATCGCTGCGGCCACCTCGGCATCGTCGATTCGGGGTATGTCGGTCAACCTTTTGTTCTTGGACGAGTTTGCCTTCGTGGAAAACCCGAATGAGTTCTATACCTCGACCTATCCGGTCATTTCATCTGGTCACAGCACTAAGGTGATCATTACGTCTACTGCAAACGGAGTAGGCAATCTTTTCTATCGGCTCTGGGAAGGTGCAGTTCAATCTTCCAACGAATACAAACCATTTCGAGTGGACTGGTGGGACGTACCGGGTCGAGGTGAAGAATGGCGTAGACAGACTGTCGCCAACACCTCTGAGCTTCAGTTTTCTCAGGAGTTCGGCAATTCGTTCGTCGGCTCCTCAAATACATTGATCGCCTCGGATAAACTCCTAGGTCTTCAGGCGCGTGAACCGGTCAAGATGCATCGAGATGTGAGTTATTATGTAGAGCCGAAAGAAGCTCATAATTACGTGATGATGGTCGACGTATCACGAGGACGTGGTCAGGACTATTCTACTTTCACCGTAGTCGACGTCTCGAGTATGCCTTTTGAACAGGTCGCTACGTTTCGAGATAATTTAATCTCTCCGCTATTGTTTCCGGATGTGATCGTCCGAGTCGCCAAGGTATACAATAAGGCGATGATTGTGATAGAGAGCAATGATGCGGGTCAGGTGGTTTGCAATGCAGTGTATCATGAATACGAATATGAGAATACCTTCGTTGAATCCACAGTCAAGGCTGGTGGAGTGGGTGTTACCATGACAAAGAAGGTTAAGCGTATCGGATGTTCTAACCTAAAGGATTTGATCGAATCGGGTAAATTAGTGTTGCACGATCTAAATACGATTCATGAATTGAGCTCTTTCGAACATAGGGGAGACTCTTTCCAGGCATCAAATAGCACTCATGACGATATGGTAATGAATCTGGTTCTTTTCTCCTGGTTCGTATCCTCCGAGGCATTCGGCGATATATCTACGATTGACTTAAAACAACTGCTCTATTCTGAGAGAATGAAGGAGATGGAGGAGGATGTACCACTATTTGGAGTGTTTGGCAACTCCCACATCGATATAAATCCTGAATACGAGGCTCTAGTTAAAGCCCAGCAAGAATGGGGTACGTTCTAGAAGTGTCAAAAACTATAAATACCTTTCGATTGAACACACCTTATTATGCTAGATCACTTATCATTAACCAATAACCACTGAAAAAGAAAGAATAACTATATGGGATTTTTAGTTTCACCCGGAGTCGAGGTAAAAGAAATCGACTTAACAAACGTAATTCCGGCATTGTCGACGTCTATCGGCGCATTTGCTGGACATTTCAACTGGGGTCCAGGTAACCAAGTCGTTACTGTCGGATCAGAAAAAGATCTTGCCACTGTCTACGGTAAACCTACCCCTGACTCTGCGCAATCATTCTTTACAGCAGCAAGCTTTTTAAAATATTCGAATACTCTTCGCGTGTCTCGTGCTATTCCAGCCGCTTCACGCAACGCAGCATTTGGAACTATCGCTGCTCAGCCTATCTCGAACCTCGAAGAATACGAAGCAACTACCGTTACCGCTACGTTTACGGCCAGATATCCAGGAGATATCGGTAACAGTATCGAAGTGCAAATCGGTTATGGTGAATTCGATGGATATGCTAACTCAGCATTCGTCAGTTCATTCGACGCTCCCTCAGGAGATTCTGAATTTAATGTCAACCTAACTGGCGATATTAACGGCGATGCTGTTGCAGGCCATGATGAAATTCACGTATTGGTCATCGACAAAAATGGTAAATTTACCGGTGTCGTTGGTTCGGTGCTCGAATCATTCGGCAACCTTTCACTTGCCTCAAATGCTAAATCAGCAGATGGATCAAGTATCTATTATAAAGACGTGATCAACACGACCTCGGCATACATCTATTCCGGTTCGCTTGATTCGCTCTTTAATGGTGCCGATGAAGAAATCACTACTGCCTCTGATGAACAATTCTCCGTTACTTCCGGTTCAGGATTTGCCACATATGCATCAGCACAAGTCCCTGGTTCGTTAGACACTAGTATCTTTGAAGTTTGGCCAACCGATGATATCGCAATTTCCGAACACGTCGCTACTTTCCCAGAAATTAGTTTCGTTACGAATTTTGAAAATCCTTTATTAGGCGAAAATACGACTCTCACTCTTGTCAAGAGCGGCAATGCAGACAATGTCGTGGTGGTCACATCGACACCTGTCGATATTGAAAATGGATATTTAAACGTTAATATCAATTTTGGTAGTTTGGCAACATTGTTGAATATCAAGACTGAGTTATCAACGCATTTAAATACAGAATATGCCGAATCAACCTTAATTACGATCTTCGCACAAAATACTGAGGTTATATTGATTCCAGTCTCGATCGATGAACATCGTGTTTCTCAGATCAAGGTGAATCAAGTGGCAACCACTCAAACATATGCGTTTACCGGATCATCAACGGCTCCAGCATATAAAAACTGTGTCCTTACTAATGGTACATCAGGAACCGCAGATGATTCCGAAATTGTTGCGGCTCTTGAGTATTTTGCAGATGCAGATTTGATCGATGTTAACTTGGTGTTTGCAGAAACATTCAAGCAGGCTTCTTCGACATATATCGGCAGCCAAGCACAAAATGTCGATAATAAGGTCATCGAAATTGTTACCGCTCGTAAAGATTGTGTCGGATTTATCTCAGCTCCTCTTGACCTCGGTACACTTCGTACGGATGCAGATAAGAAAACATATGTGTTGAACAAGTTCAACAATGTTACTTCTTCGAGCTATCTAGTGTTTGATTCGACTCCGGTCTATACGTACGATAAGTACACTGATAGTTATCTCTGGATCTCTTCGGCTGGTCACATGGCCGGTCTTTGCGCTTATACGGATAAAGTCACCGATACATGGTTCTCACCTGCCGGTTTCAATCGTGGTCAGCTTCTTGGCACAACCAAGATCGCTTATAATCCTAAGCAAGCCGATCGTGATGATCTTTACAAGGCACGTATCAATCCTATCGTTACTTTCCCTGGTCAAGGTACTCTCCTTTATGGAGATAAAACTGGTCAAGCTAAGGCAAGTGCATTCGATCGCATCAACGTTCGCCGCCTGTTCATTGCTCTGGAAAAAGCTGTTGCCACTGCTGCTAAATATCAACTGTTTGAACTCAATGATGAATTCACTCGCGCGATGTTCAGAAACATGGTCGAGCCGTTCTTGCGTGACGTCAAAGGTCGTCGTGGTATCACCGATTTCTTAGTCGTTTGTGATACTACTAACAATACAGGTGAAGTCATCGATGCGAATCGTTTCGTTGCCGATATCTACATCAAGCCTGCTCGTTCGATCAACTTCATTACGCTTAACTTTATTGCTACACGTACCGGAGTTGAATTCAATGAAATCGTTGGAAAATAATTTAAACACTCAATATAAATAAACATATGTCTTTAGGAGTAGATGACTTTAAGTCAAAATTAATTGGAGGCGGCGCTCGCGCTAACCTCTTCAAAGTTACATGTAACTTTCCAACATTTGCAGGTGGAAACAGTGAATTAGCATCCTTCATGATTAAGGGTGCCACTCTTCCGGCCAGTGTGGTTGCACCTATCGAGGTTGCATTCCGTGGTAGAAAACTTAAGATCGCAGGTGATCGTACGTTTGAACCTTGGACAATCACGATCATCAATGACACCGCAATGGATATTCGCAATGCTTTCGAGCGTTGGATGAACGGAATCAATTCGCACGTCACGAATACGGGTTTATCTTCACCAACATTGTATCAAACTGATATGACTGTGGAGCAACTTAACCGTGCAGGTGAAGTCACCAAGACTTACAACATTCGCGGTGCATTCCCAACCAATGTGTCGGCTATTGAACTTAACTATGAAACCAACGATGCTATCGAAGATTTCACTGTTGAACTCAATTACCAATACTGGGAATCAGCAACAACCACGTAATACTTAATTACACCCCTATACGCCGTTACCATGTTCTATCCGTGGTAACGGCGTATATATACTTTTATGCAATTATTTGGATTCGAAATTAGCAAGAAGATCGGCGCAAAGGTTATCGCCGGTAAGGACGAAGATGTCGTATCATTTGTGCCTCCTACCGATAAGGAAGGTACTTCTTTGGTCAACGCGGCTTCTGGCTATTTCGGTCAATTCGTTGACATCGATGGCACGGCCATTGTCAATGAGCGCGATATCATTATCAAGTATCGCAATGCTGCCACACTTCCCGAGTGCGATGCGGCCATTTCAGATATCGCAGATGCAGCGATCGTCTCTGACGAAAATAGCACACCAGTCAGTCTAGTTTTAGACGACCTCGAATATCCTGATTCTATCAAGAAGAAGATCACCAATGAATTCGAGAAGATCGTTCAACTTTTACAATTTAATCGCGATGGCACCGAGATCTTTCGTAGATGGTATATCGATGGCAGACTTTACTACCACGTAATCATCGATCCTAAAAAAGCAAAGGATGGCATCAAGGAAGTTCGTTATATCGATCCGACAAAGATCAAGAAGGTGCGCGAAGTGGCCTCTAAGTTTGATAAGAATACTGGTATCAAGATGATCGAAACGAAGGGTGAGTACTTCGTCTTCGGCGATAGTGTCGGTCTCAACAATGCCGGTGGTGGTTCTCAGCTCAAGATCGATACCAATGCTGTAGTCTATGTTCCATCTGGAATGGTGGATGAAACCGGCAAATGTGTCGTATCCAATCTTCACAAATCTTTAAAGCTTATCAATCAGCTTCGTATGATGGAAGACTCATTAGTCATCTATCGTATTTCTCGCGCACCTGAACGTCGTATCTTCTATATCGATACCGGTAACCTTCCGAAGGGTAAAGCTGAGGAGTATGTCCAGTCGATCATGTCGAAGTATCGTAACAAACTTGTCTATGATGCCAATACCGGTGATATTCGGGATGATCGTAAGGCGATGTCGATGCTCGAGGATTTCTGGTTGCCACGTCGTGAAGGCGGTAGAGGCACAGAGATTACTACGCTTCCTGGCGGTGAAAACCTTGGCCAGATGGATGACGTCAAGTACTTCCAGGAAAAACTCTATCGCTCGCTTAACGTTCCTATCACTCGCTTGGTTGCCGATACAGGATTCAATATGGGTCGCGCCTCGGAAATCTCTCGCGATGAGGTCAAATTCCATAAGTTTATTGCTCGTCTTCGTAAGAAGTTCTCTTACCTCTTTATTGATATGCTGCGCGTTCAGCTGCTGCTCAAGGGCATCATTACCGAGGATGATTGGGATATGATCAAGGAAAATATCACGATCGACTATTCCGAGGACAACTATTTTAGCGAACTCAAGGAGTTTGAAATCCTCAATGAGCGGCTAAATATGCTTAATAGTCTCGAATCATACGTCGGCAAATACTATTCCGAGACTTGGATTCGTCATAATAT